TTCACGAGACATAGAAACAACAGAAAGTCAAGCCGTAAAATTAAAAGCTGAATTAGCAAGCGCAAAAACTGGCGGATTAGATCAAGCAAGCAAATCGACCAGTAGTTTAACTCAAAAGCTCGGTGTTGGTACAGTAGCTATGGGTTCTTTTATTGGTGCAATTGGTGCTACGGTTGTTGGTAAAGCATTTTCATTAATTACAAATAATGTTCAAGGTGCTATCACTCGTATTGATACTCTGACTAATGCCACTCGTAACTTTCAAAATATGGGTGTTAAGACTAGTGTTGTTAATACTCAAATGAATAACCTGAAAAACGCCATTAACGGATTACCAACATCTCTTGATAGCGCCGTTTCTGGTGTACAATTGTTAACATCTTCGCTTAACGGTAATATGCCACAGTCAGTTAGTGTATTCAAGGCATTAAACGATGGTATCTTAGGGTTTGGTGGAACAACTGAACAGGTTACTAACTCAATTACCCAATTAAGTCAAGCATTTTCAAATGGTAAGATTGACGCTGAAACATGGAACTCGATGATTGATAGTGGTTTGGGCCCAACTTTGAATGCTATGGCTAAGCAAATGGGTATTACGACTGGTGTCCTAAAGTCTGGCTTATCTGATGGTTCCATTTCAGTATCTCAATTTAATGACGCACTTGTTAACCTTGATAAAAACGGTGGTGGGGGTATTGCTTCACTATCTAAGATTGCGCAAGATAGTACGAGCGGTATTGGAACATCAATGGCTAATGCAAAAACTGCTGTGACTCGTGGTGTTGCAGATATGATCACTGCTGTTAACAATGGGATTAAGTCATTAGATATTACTACCCCATTAGGACAAATAACTGGAATTGGCAGTATTATAAGCCAATTAGGAACAGTGGTAGAACAGACATTTGGAGCAATTGGTCAAGCGATCCCGCAAGCGTTTTCTGGACTATCTGGGGTTATTAGTAGCTTAGTCGGTAGTGGTAATCAGATTCAAACATTGTTCGCTACTATTTCAACGACTATTAGTGGCGTATTGGGTACTATGGACTTTAGCGCTTTGACTAATTTAGCACAAGCCATATTACCAGCGTTACAAGCTGGGTTCCAAACATTCTTGGGTTATGTAACTCCTGCTATACAACCATTATTAACAGCATTTGTCAACTTATGGAACGCTATTCAACCAATTGTCAATGTAATTGCCTCAAGCCTTATGCCTGTGTTCCAAATATTAGGGGCATTCTTAGGTGGGTTCGTATCTGGCGTGATGGGAGCATTAACCACCGCATTTAATGTTTTGGCTGGTGTAGCTAGGGTATTAACTCCTGTAATTCAATTTGTTGGGTCTGTTATTCAAGCCTTGGCTCCTATATTTGTCACTGTGGCTGGTTTTATTGGTCAATTGATGGGACAATTTGCTGGGTTTAATGGTGTATTAGGAGTTGTTGGTGGCGTAGTAAGTCGTGTATTTAGCGGGATTATGGGTTTTGGTTCTCGACTATTTAGTTCACTATCTGGTGTATTTAATAATATTGCTAATGGATTTAGAATTATGGGTTCTGGCTTAGGTGGTGTCGGTCGTGGAATAGCTAATACATTCAGTAACATTATAGGATTTGCTGGTAGAATGGTCTCGGGAATTATCAAATCAGTATCTGGCGTAGCTGGTAAAATTGGTAGTCACTTCTCTGGTGTGTTTAATGCCATTAGTAAAGCCATTGGAAATGTTGCTGACATTGGTAAAAATATTGTTGACGGCATTGCTAGTGGTATCAAAGGAGCATGGAAATCAGTTACATCTGCCATTGGTGCTCTTACTGATATGATACCAAAGAAAATACGTTCATTACTTGGTATTCATTCGCCAAGTCGTGTGATGAGAGATATGGTCGGTAAGTTTATCCCTCAAGGTATTGCGGTTGGTATGACAAGCCAAGATAGATTTATTAGTAGTCACGCACAAAAATTAAAAGACCAATTGACTGGCTCAATGAGTAACATATCATTACCAAGTATCGGATTGGCTGGTGGTTCATTGGCTACTGCTGGAACATCTACATCAACAACATCTAATCAAGTTATCATTAATGTTAACGGTACAAACCCTGACTCGGTTGTACCTCAAATTAAACGTGAATTGCGTAGAGTTGGATTAAGCACTGATTAAAAGTGCTTTTTTTATTGTCTAAAATGTGATATAATCGTAGTATGAAAAAGACTGGAAAAGCTGTTACAATCATGCAACGTTCAACAGACGCTACATGGGAATATTACACAATGAATGTCTTAATAAAAAACGACGTTCTAAAGTTAGATGGCACACGTTTTATTGATGTGGTCTTTTTAACAGAACCCAACCAACTTGGCTACTATCCTAGACAAAATGATATTATAATGGACGCAACCAATATGAAAGCTGGATATGTAATTAGCGCCAATTATTCACGACCAGCCCATGAAGCAATTGGAATTATGTTTTTGAGTAAGATTAATGAGGGAACATATCGCTTTGCTCCTATTATGAATTTGAGTGAAAACGTGTATATCCGTAAAGGTTCTTATCTTCCACAGGTAAACTTGGCCAATGCTATTATGAGTGTATGGAACTTTTTGACTGGTAATAACCCATATTTAAAAAACAATGGTTCTATGACAATCACTTCGGATATTACTAAAACCTCGAATTACTCTGATCATACCGAAAGTACGATTGATACCATATTTAAGAATTTTATTGCTCGCTTACATGGTGCATGGGATATACAATTTACTTATTATATTGGTGAAACAAGTCCTAGAGTAGCGGTTAGTGGTTCTACGAAAAATACGATTGATAACCCAAATTACTTTATTGATTTATCGACTACAAACGTTTTAGAGTACGTACAACAATCAAGGAATGCGGACAGTGAGACATCAATGGTGTTTGGATATACAGAAGACGGTAATTTATATGGATATTATGCGATTTTAGATGAAAATTTCAATGTTATAACAAGCCAAATTCCAACTAACGGTATTATCAATGTCGGCGCAACCCCTCGTGTGGCTTATGCAAGTATGGAAAATGGTACATTATCCGAGTTAGTAGAAAGTGCTACCAGCTTACTAAAAACCAGCATATACGCCATTAGGTCTCAAATGGTTATGAGATTAGATGGTTCACCCCTATTTATTGGTCAGAATGATAGTCCTTTCATTGGTCAATATATTAGATTGGCTAATTTAGAGGATAACATTGTGACAAGCCAATTAAGAGAGATAAACTTTACTACTAATCAAGCCATTGTGGGTGATAACGACGACATAACATTTGGAGATTTCAGATACTAGAACAATTTACTTAAAAAATAACGAGGGAACTATTTACTCGAGTGACCCAAGTAATGTCGGATCTGAGTATTTGGACATGTCGGGTTTTGATAGTTTAAACCCAAGAGAAAACTCTATTTTTACATCAGTAACTAATATCTCACTTATGTATTCGTCTTATGATGTTAAGTTGGTATTGACTTTTATGTCTGATTATGATAATGGTAGACAAGCTCGTGCGCAATGGATAGCTAAAAATCAAAACTCAATCAACCAAATATCCGTGGCAAATACAAATAATCCAGATTTGATATTTAGTAAACAAGCCAAGATTAAAACGATTGACTTTGTAGAAAACCCTTACGTGAATGGTGTACAAGCCGAACTAACATTGGAATTAGCGGGTAGGTGGCAGTCATCAGTTCAGCGTACAAGCGCAACTGTTTATCCTTATAATGGTGGGACTAAAAAATACACTTATCAATACAACTATAAATATGGCTACCAAATAATCACAGACGAGGTTAAAACTGATGGATATAATGGTTTTATAATCAATATCCCATCACAAACAACTACCGTAAATGTGACTTTAACGGCTCCAAATGGGTTGTCTGCTACTCTAACAACAAGCCAGACTAATGTGCCACTTCAAATTTCAAGTGATATGATTGGCTACTCATTAGATAACTTCGATACGTTTACACTCCTCAATAAAGGATTCCCAGCATCAAAGTATTGGGATAACTTACTTTCTGTATATAGCACTATTCAAACAATATTAAACGCCAATACCGTAACTGTTTCTGTGGCAAGTGGAACAGGTAGTTCGATACCGTTTGAATTTTACTTATACAAATTACAAGACTTGATTTAAGAAAGGTAATAACATGACATTAGCAAATACAGAATTAGTATATCAAGCTGACTTTATGAACGTATCTCCCAGCGCTGACGGAGCTGTTTTTAGTGGCATTGGTAACCGAATTATCACAGGATTGGTTCCATCTTTAGTAGGGGGTGCGGTTCAAGTTACAGCTGGTAAAGCGTTGGTACAAGGAAGATTATTTGAGTTAACTACCACTACAACGTACA